TAATTGGTCGGATCCACACGAAATGTCGGGACACAAACAAAGCGGAGACATAAATAATCCAAACAATTTTGAAAATCACAAATTAGCAAGTACAGATTACGTTAGTGGTCCATTAACTTTAAAAGATCTAAATCCAGATTACGATAAGTACTACGAATTTTTAAAAAATAACTTAAGTAATTTTAACCAAGACTACTACGATAGATACGCAAAAAATTACTTAATTTAGTCACTTCTAATTTATTTTTTGTATTTACTCTATATTTATAAATAAATAATAATTATGACAAAATTAACAGAAGTAGAATTAGAAAAATTAAACTCTATTCGCAAAGAAACTTCAGATTTAGTTACAGCATTGGGAGAACTTTGTTATCAACAATTAATCAACGAAAATGAAATGCTTAAATTAAAAAGCAGAGTTGTAGCTAACGCAGAAGAACAAAAAAAATTAATGGAATCATTTACCGATAAGTACGGATCGGGAAGATTGGACGTAGAAACAGGGGAAATTTCAATCATATAACAATGAGCGAAGAAATTTTAAGCGCAAAAGAAATAGCAGAATACATATCAGAAATAACCCCAGAGGAATCAGACGTTCCTGATTACTTCATTAAGTTAATACTAGATTCTGGAAAGGATTTTGGATTGACTAAGCTTAACGTAAAAGATTTACTTAATCAAGACGAAGATTTGAAAGATTACGTTTTATCTGGAGAAGATCGTTACGACGATGAGGAATACAGCGGCGATTACTATCCTTCTGCTTACGAATTGGATCGACCGATAGTAGTATTCAACGATATTGTTGTCGATGGATATTCTAGGGTCGCTAAACATTACCAAAATAAAGAATACACAATATACGGTTACGTATCACAATAGATATCTCATGAATAATTGGTTGTATAAGGGCACAGAAATAACTTCGATAGATCAACTTCCTGAAGATTGCGTAGGTTTCGTATACATAATTACTAATTCAGCTAACGGTAAAATTTACGTTGGAAAAAAGATCTTAAGAAACAAACTTAGCAAACTCCTAACTAAGAAAGAAAAGGCAGAGTGGAATAAACCGGGTAGAATTCCAAAAAAGAAAAAAGAAACCAAAGAGAGTAATTGGAAAGACTACTACGGCTCTAGTAAACCACTATTGGAAGACTTAAAAAGATTGGGCGAAGAAACGTTCACTAGAGAGATGCTCAAGTTGTGTTACACCAAAAAATCATTAACATATTGGGAAACATATTATCAAATGGTGCTAGAAGTGCTTGCCAACGACACCTATAACGAAAATATATGCGGAAGGTTCTATCGTAGGGACTTGGTAGATCCCCAGGACTCACCCGAGCTCTCTGGCGGCGAAATAGATTAAGATCTTATAGAATAATAGCCAAAATAAAAAAAGGGAGCCCAATGAGCTCCCTTGTTAATTTAACTAAGTTTCAAGTTATTTAGTGTATTCTTCTATGTAATTTTTAAGATCCTCTAAAAATCGAGTAGACAAGTGAGACCCGTATCCACTCGCGAATTCTTTTGCTACCGCATTTGCAAAATCTTTATAGTCCACGTCTTCGTCCACCTCTATGCGCACTCCGGGAATTTCGCTTTCGTCGATGTATCCCAATTTTCCTTGCGGTATCATGTCTTTTGGCCCGTACACAGCTTCTTTTAAAAGATTTATTAGTTTTATTGCCATCGTAATTATTTTTCTAATAAATATTAATCTTCATACATTAATCCTTTATCGATTATATTTTGTAAAAATTCTGATCTATTAGATAAGTTAAAATTGTCTGGAAAAATCCAAGTGTATGGTATTTGTTTGGTTGGTTTTTTAGCACCATGTCTAATAGCAATCGCCTTGAAAAAAAAGCACGTTTTATCTTCTATATTAAGATATTTTTGTATATGAATTGGATTGAGCGGATGATTAACTAAAAGATCCATTTGATACAACCACTGCTCTGCTTGTTTGTTTTCTGGTATAAATTCTCCTTTGCTGTCTATAGTATATTTAACTTTACCGTTCAAGTTTTGTCCTCCAAATATTTGATGCAATCCATCGAAGTGTCCAGTTCCTCCGAACAGTATAGATTCTGGATCTACCAAGTGTGGCCAGGTCATAGCAACATATCTAGCTGTATTTTTACATGGATACAATGGACTTCTAAAACCTTGGTGTTTTTTAAAGTAAGCTTCTAACATCTTCGCAAACTGCATCATAGTGAGTCGCTCTTTTGTGTCTTCTATCTCTGATAGTATAGGAGCGAAATGCGCTGCTGCCTTCAACGGACCTTCCAGAAGCCACTCCTTAACTTGTGTATTTTTAGGATAATATATCTGAAAGAGATCATTTCTAGCGTGCCTATTGTGCTTAAAGTGTTCCTTAGTAGCTGCTACTCCCTCATCGAATAGTTTTGTAAAAGTTCCCCAATGTTCGTTGCTAAACGAAAACACTAAAGACATAAAGAGTCTTGCTCTATTGTCAGTTACGTTTCTCATAGCTTCGCAATAAGGATGTTCATGCCAATGGAGACGATGAGAAAATATTTGATATTCATCTTTTAATAGATCATCTTGTCTATCATCAAATTTTTGACAAAATTCAAAGAATTTTTCTATACGTTTTTCTAAAGGCCACTCTTTCATCCATGAATCTAGTGGTTTCTTTCCTTTAAATTCTACTTCACAAGTATTTTCGTAAATTATATTATTCATTTTGTTTTAAATGTTTCAATATCTGGATTAGGTTCTTCACCATTTAATTGATTTTCAATGTCCTCATCAATTACTCTTGTTATTTCTTCCCAAAGTAATTTACGAAGACGTTTGTTCATATGATATCTCCTTTCTCTTGGTGTCATAGTATTTTTAATTTTTCAATTACATTATTATTAATGTTGGTACAGAAATCTCTTTCGAGGATATTCTTTATTAGTTGTTCTAATTTTCATTATTTAGATTTTTTTCGTAAACTTATATTTTTTAACTATTGTTTATTCATTTTCATTAAAGTGTAAATTAAATAATTCAGAACTGTCTTTTTCATATTGTTCCTGTCTTTTAATTTCATAGTCAAATCTATCATTTGTCAATTTATCTAAATCAACTATATCAAAATGTTGGGTTTGGATTGTAAAAACCCTATACCCATTTTTTGTTTTAGTAATACTAATCCCATCAATAATGTATTTGTTATCTAAGCTATTCATAATTTTCTATCGTTTCGTTTTTATATGTTATCGTGATTAGTTTGGTTGGTACTCCATCATAATTGATTGATTTTATGCCTTTACCATCCCCATCTAAATAATTTTGACTCCCTAATTGTTCAGGTCTATTGGACATAATCCAAAAAATTCTTTCACTTTGACTTAGCTCTTTTTCTTCAATATTCAATCCCCACCTTTCAGAGAACTCTTGGTTGGTTTTACATTTGTTGATGAATTCTTCTTTGGTCAAACTTCTTCCTGTTGCAAAATAAGGCTTATTTTTATCAGATACATTCATTTCCATTATAACGTCCCACCGCGTATCATAAAGATTCTCCATTTTATATTTTGTGAATTGACCATAAACCTCATCAATTATCTGCTCGTATCTTTCGTTATTCATAAACTTCTATTGTTTCATTACTATATAATAGTGTGATTAGTTTGGTTGGACCTTCTTCTTCTACGACTTCACGAATATGGTCATGTTCCAAATTACCAACTAATAAATCATAACCTTTGACATCTTGTAACCATTTGGCGCTTTCTTCCAAACTCAACTCTCTTTCCTCAATCTTCAATCCCCACTTTTCGGAGAACTCTAAATCGATTTTGATACGCTCGATGAATTTATCTTGTGAATAAGGTCTACATCCACCAGCTTCACTATTTAAAATTTTTTGATATTTAACATCCCAAGACTCAATCATCTGTATTATCTTTGTCTTATAGGATTTATACACCTCATCAATAATCTGATTGTATCTTTCGTTATTCATAACTTTATTAGTTTATTCCCCTCTCATACTTATTAATTGTATCTTCTAGCTGCTGGAACATTTGTTTAATTCTTATTCCAACTTCATATGGGTCTGCATGCTTAACGCCTTCCAATGTTATTATATGGTTGGCTCTAAACCATTGCGGTGTTTTAGATTGTTTCTCTTGACCACATAGTCCTTTATATCTTTTATAACCTACATCATGCATCGTGACTAAGCAATCAAATCTGATTTCGCACACTCTTCGCTTATCGGCTTCAAGCTCATGTACGGGTGTTATTTCTGTAAAATTGATTTTTTCGTTATTCATAATTTATTGTTTTGTTTATATAGATTATTTACTTTTTCTTTATATTGATTTTCTGTAATAGATAAAGACTTAATTATTTTATCATCTGATGGATGCTCTTTTATGCCATTAAAGCTGGGAATTAATTTTAAATCTAACATAGCTTTTTGTCTCCCATAAGGATGATCCAATATTGAGCTACTATTCCACACATTATCAAAATCTAAATGATCATAGTCATGACCTGGCCGAACATAATTTTCTATCCATCTTATACTATCACATGCAACATCTTCTGCGTTATATGGAAAACTTCCTGTATCTTCATAGATCTTTAGCATAACCGAATCTAAGAAAATCTCTTTTGGCATTTTGATAGATTTAGTAGCTAAATACTCAATACATTCAATAGCATTTGTACCATAATAGAAAGGACTTTCACGATTAACAAAATCAGGAAACCAATCCGCGATATCTGCAATGAATGCAGCATACTGGAATCTATATGCTCTAAGACCGTTATTCTTATTCCAATCAAAAAGGAATTCACCCACTTGTCTTAAATCTTTTTTACCTGGAGTTTCTAAATAAACAATAAGATCGTCTATTAATCTTGGAAGATATTCACATATAAAGTAATCGCCACCTCGTTTGTAATTTCCTTGTGGTTTTGGAAAACTTGGAAATTGATAACCTACAGACGTATAAAAAGGCCGTTTGGCTTGCTTTATTATCTCAATCATCTGATTAATATTATCAGCTTGATATAACTCAAACAATAAAGTATTATGATAACCAGAAGGCTTCTGTGCGTAATTAATACCAGATCCTGTTAATCGATGAAACATAAAAAGAAACAACCAATCCCTTAACCCAAATATTTTATCTTTTCCTGTCCAATTTTTAGAAACAATCTCTCTTTGACTAGACATTAAGCCTAATTCCATTTTATGCCAATAGGGATGGTTGGGAGTGAATCCATAAAATACATCATTTACAATCTGACTAAAGCCTGCGTATTTTCTTTCTACTACATCATACAATTCTACATGTTTCATTAGATCATCTTCTACTGAAGATTCACAATGTTTTTTTACACCCAAATTACATTCTTCTTGTTGTATTTTTGCCATACCTTCCTCCTCTTTCCCTCT